TGTCTAACTGGGAAATTCTTTTTGTTGCCACGAAATCTCAACACAATTTTGCTACAGCATTATTTATACTTCTTATAGTGCGATACAATCACACCAGAACAAAATCTAACTATCACTTCTGGATAAGGAGCATACTTGGAATCCCACTTAGCAGGATATAACACGATGCTATGAGTAAGAAGATGTGGACGGATAACGCCATGACGACTATTTTTGACAGGTTTGAATTCTTCATCATAGTCGTATGTCCCCGAATAATCATATTCCCATAACCTGCCTTTAGGATCTAACCAATATTCATCCATCATACAAAGAAGGTCCTTGGTCTGCAATGGGCGTTTCCAAAAACCAGGACCTAAATCATAACTACACATTACTGTGTCAAACATTCCCATCCTCTATAATCTCCCTCGAAAATGATAGCGTTGCTCTGTGCGTATGTGATGCTGGGTCATGATAAACACCAGCAGGAATGTAAAGTGCATCACCAGGTTGGACTGTTACCACTTCACCATCATCGAAAGCATAAGATACTGTGCCTATTGCACCAACGATGACAACATCCATTGTATCGTTATGTCTACCATATGTCTGAGTTTGTCTCGCAAATGAAACATATAGATGACATCTGTCGATATCATGTAGGTCATACATTTCATCCGCTACTTTTGCTATCGACTCTGGAAGATAATATCCTTCACAGACAATAGTGGGAATCATGACATCATCAGTGCAGTCATTTGTATAACCCCATGTGCCTTGACAAACATCATAATCAACCTTATCTACTACATCTGCCCAAGTAATCTCGGAGACATCTAGTAAATTAGGAAAAAATTCATACAAGGGATTTGAAGTCTTCATCGAAAATCGCAAGTCCTGCGTCAGTTAATACATGATTATACATCTTATCGAAAACTTTAGTGGGCAGTGTCACTACATCGGCACCATACATCAGACAACGTGATACATGATGTGTGTCACGAAGAGATGCAGCAAGCACTTTAGTCTCTGCACCTTGCACAGAATAAAGTTGGGAGATTGCACGGACCAATTCAACTCCACTGAAAGAATTATCATTCAGACGACCAACAAAAGGAGAAATATATGTAGCACCTGCTTTTGCTGCCATCACTGCCTGAGCAGCAGAGAAGCAAAGAGTTACGTTAGTTTTGATACCTTCATCAGACAAGACTTTACATGCAATAAGTCCTTCTTGTGTCAGAGGAAGTTTGACAGTAATTTCATTACCAATCTCAACATATCGCTGAGCGTTGTCAATCATCTCGTCGGCAGTTTCACCATTCACTTCTGCCGAAATGCTTTCAAAAGCAAAGTCATCCGACAGAGTTTTAATGAATTCGTAATAGTCTACACCTGCCTTTCGGACAAGCGTAGGATTTGTTGTGATACCATCTACGAGACCAGTAGCATAACGCTCTGCAATTTCCTCGTAGTTTGCTGTGTCCAGAAAAATTTTCATAGTCATTAAGTAGTTGACTAACTCCCCTTCCAGGATTCGAACCTGGGGCCGAGCGATTAACAGTCGCTTGCTCTACCGCTGAGCTAAAGAGGATTGTGAGTGGAGAATAGGAGACTCGAACTCCTGACTTCCGCCGTGCAAAAGCGGCGCTCTACCAACTGAGCTAATTCCCCACAAGAGCCACTCAACGGACTTGAACCGTTGACCTACGGTTTACAAAACCGTTGCTCTATCCAGCTGAGCTAGAGTGGCGACAACCAGAGATTAGCAGAGAAAGTAATTCTCATCTCATCACTGTTATGAGGTGTTACACCATGTAACATATGACCAGGGAAGAAAATAATATCTCCTGCGTCATACTCTATCACATATGTATCATTACAACCCAGAGCATTTTTCCAAATGGGACTGAGTGTAGCGTGACGATTGTAGAAGTAAAACTTAGAAAAGTCAACTCCTTGGTTTGCAAAGTAAACGCAAACTAGGTCACAATCTTTATGGTCATGGACTTCTTGAAATTGTCCCCTGGTGTAATGATTTACCCAGGGGTTATGGCATTCATAATAAAGTTTGACACCAAAAGAATCTGATAGTAGTTGTAAACTAGGTCCTATCAATTCTATGTATTTCTCTGCATTGAGAGACTGCACTTTTACGTCACATAATTGACTCCACTCTGTGGTATTACCAGGCATTTCTGCCTGAAGTGCAGCATTAATTTGCTCGGCATTGGGTGCTGAAAACTGATAGAAAAAATGGTCAGAAAATAAATTAGTCGGGGATTTCTTCATAGTTTTCAACCCATTCATGCACATCAAACAAAACGGGATGACATTCCTCAGCAATTAAATAATCGCTGTATTTGTAAATGTCTTCCATAGTATACCCTGGTGAGGTGTCTGCGTCAAGTCTGATTTCTTCTATGTCTTGCATTGCCTGAGGCAACTCTTCAAACGTAAACGGGATTCCCATTATCTTCCACATCTGCACAATCTTACCATCTAGGTAATTGTAATCGTACGTGATGCGGATCTTTTTCATTGGAATTCCTGCGACATCTCCCCCAGAGACTCATTTACATAATTCCTAACACCAACAGGGTCGGGAGTGAATGACTCTGGTGTAGGAATATTTATCTCTGGAATGTTAGCGATCGGTGTCATCAGACATGCACCTTTCTCGGTAACAATTTTAATTGTGTGACCTCTCTCGACGAGAGTAAAGAGGAAGTCAAAGTTTTCCTGTGCTTCCTCTACAGTAACTGTAATTAGTTGATTCATGAAACAAACGTAACCATTTCGTCGGGGACATTCTGTTTGAAAGATGCAAGAGTCTCAGTGAAACCCTCAGTGCCTTCTTCAGTAAATTCATATTGAATCGTCTCATCATAACCTTGGTCATCCAGGATTTTGATGTTACGGGCGGGGATGGAAACCCAGATGTGCTCAAGGTAAGTCTCGTTGGACATGGGGTCATAGCGGTTACCCCAGTATCATACCTCAATTCAGCAGCAATGGCAAGCCATAGACCTGATGGGGACCAAATCCGCAACCAGTTGCCATGTAACCGCTGCCCACCGAGTAGGACGCCATACCGCTGACCACTTGGTTGACGATGCTCCCATTAGGAACAAACTCGGTAATGACACCACCACCAGCGGCAGCGATGAAGGTGTTGTGGACTGCTGAAGTGGTGCCTGTCATCACGTCGTTAATCGTTGCTGGTGACTGTGTGCCGATACAGACTCGGGTGATGGTAGGAGGGACACCAGAGTTAAATGGGAGGTCTGAGCAAACATCAACAATAGACCCCTTCACATAACGGAAACTACCAGTCAGAGCAGAAAATGGGTTAAACATACCAATGAATTCATAACGTCCCGCATTCAAGTAAGAGGTAATAAAGTTTGCTTCTTGGACAATCTCACCATCTGCCTGAAATTCAATAGTGTTGCCTTCAATTTTAACAGTTTGACTATTAATCTGGACATCTTCAATGCCAGTAAAGTGAATCTTCTGTGCCTGAATAGCATACTTACCAGCGAATGCCTCTTCGTAATCAGATTCTTTACGGTTAGCAGACTTCTGCTCTTTCTTATCCTTGACCTTACCAGAAAGTTGAGGACCTCCAGGGCGACGACCAAACTCATCAGCATCATCCATATATGGAATCTTATCAACAGGATAGAATCCACCTTTGTTATTTGCCTTGAGAATTGTATATCTTTTCTGCGCTGTAGTCATAGGCATCAGGTTGGCAGGGAGACTTCCACCACCATCATTAGCATCGCCAGCATCATCAGCAGCATAGTTTGATTGGAAACCTGCAACATCAGAAGAGTTTTCATCATTAATAGAAGTCCAATCAGCACCGTCAGTTTGCTCACCAGGCTTTTTAGTGCTGCCTTTTGCTTCAGACTGAGGACCACTACTGTCGTGCTCATTGTGAGCACCTGTTACTTCTTCATGGAAGTTACCCATCACCTTCAAATAGAAGTCACCTTCAACTGTGAGCACATAGTTACCTTTAATGGTTTCACATTTATCACGACCAACAATCTTTGTCTGATTATTTGGCACATTAAGATGCTCATTACCATAACCATCTTGGAAGGTGCTTACACCACCAGGACCAGAAACAATCTTCTTCTCCTTACCAGGAGTGGCATCATTAATAATCTTGCCACCATTAGCAAAGGTTTGGACTTGGTTTAGATATGGATCGATATCGGTAAACAAGTTATCAATATAACTACCAGCAGATTCACCCGAGAATCCACCAACAGCACCTGCTTTATTATTTTTATAAACCTTATCCAGTTTGTGATATGGAGTGCCCTGAATTGCTTCTCCAATGTTGTCACAGTCTGTTGACCCGATTAACGGGAACCATGACTTTGCTTTCGGTCGTTTAATCTTTCGACCACAATCTTTCTTAAATAGCAGTCCAAGAATACCTTTAATAAAACCAATCAAACTACCCCAATCTAGACTTGTGAAGTCGAATTGGAAAATTTGTTTAACAGTATTACCTGCTTCACCAAGTGACCCAGCAAGATTCTTAGCAGTTTCAATAGCAGAAATCACATCACCAGCAATATCCTTTACACGATTCATTGTGTTGGTGATGCCTTCCAGGATACGAGAAGTAATACCTTGGACAGCAGACTCTACCTTGGACAGTTTCTCCTGAATTTTACTTGTTACCATACCAGCAATTTGGTTGGCAAAGTTTACAGTATCTGTTAATGCCCCCTGCACTAGACCCAACCACATTGGTTTATCTGCACAGAAAAGGTCAAAGATGCCATCAATTAGTGACAGAATCACCCTGATAACAATCAGGGGCAAAAACTGTGACACAATTTTCACAGCAGCATTGATGACTTCAGCAACAACCTTTGCTAGCAACTCTTTCAATGGTGAAAGGATACCTGCAATACCACCAGAGATAAAATTGATAATCTTACCCAGGTGCTCCTTTACTTTGTCTCCAGCAATACTATAACCAGTAATCATGGAAACAAATCCAGCTTTACCGCTACCAAGAGATGCTGCCATGTTACCCAATTCGGTAAGTTGACGCTCTACATCAACCTTAAATCCTTCGCCGCCAGGACCACCAACACCATCAGCAATCGATTGCTGCTCAACAGGAGGTTTGATTGGATTAGTTACAGCATTACCAGGCAAAATTTGCTCAGCGGTAGAGATAGCACCACGAGACTCTTCGATATTACCTTGAGGGTCTGACGGTGTTGTTGATTGAGTTTTAGGGAATGAAGCACCACCAAGGTCCTTCTGGTTTGCCATTGTTTGCTGTGCTGGTGCTTTAGTTGGGTGCTGAACACCAGTTTTACCATCAGCAATCGTAGTGGGTTTCTCTTTATCGTCACCCTTATCTTGGAATCCACGATATGCACCCAACACAACAGGCAACTGTGCAGATTCACCATCAAGGAAGAAACCAAGCACCCAAGATCCTACCGACAACTCAGATGTTGTACCTACAGCTTTTGTTTGTGGTTTATCTGTAGGCAGAAGCACTGTTGCCCATGGAAGAGTTTCCGTAGGAACTTCTTTTGTATATGCTTCTTTCTCTAGATTGCCTGTATACCAACCGACAATACGCACACGCACACGTCCAAGTTGGGATGGGTCGCGGTTATCTTCAACCTCGCCTACCCACCAAATTACACCATCCTTACCTGCCCAATCAGACTTTGGCATTTGTATAAAGTTTCGTGTGATTATTTAGGAAGTCTTTCAAAGAGAAATTCTCCTTCGTCTACATTTTTACCCCAACGAAATTCACCAGTCTCAGAATCTACACCTTTATCTAAGGTCCTGAAATCATGACCATTGAATCTCACATTAGATAGTCGTTTTACATTATCAACAATGCAATCTCCTTCAGTGGTGCCATACCACCATTTACCATCTGTCCACCAATAAAATGGACAAGTATCTTTATTTGAAATATAGTTAAAAACTTCTGTGTATATAATGGCCTCTGTCTTCTTAGTAATCACATATTTCAAGTGATTATAACAATTTTCTTCGCCTTTATACTTATACCAAAATTTCGATTCAAAACTATTATCTGAAGTCCAAGTGACCCTTACATCAATTTGAGGCCACTTAGCAGGATTGGACATTGCTTGTCTTTGATTTCTATAATGTCCTTCTATAAGATCTCTAAAACTTCTCATCAACCCTCACACGGTTATCATAATTAAATTTATCTATCTTGTCAAGTCAGTCGTCATATACCAGACACTCAGGTTCTGATGGATTTTGGTCACAGAAGAGCTCAAGATATGTAGGGTCGTGGTGGTCGCCCTCTTCGATTTCTTTTTTATGATTCTCTGCGTATTCCTCTAGGTCATGCAATTCGCCTTCAATGTGGCGACGTTGTTGAGGAGAAGTCATGGGATTCTGAAGAATCTCTTTGTCTGCCTCAATGTGCTTTTCGATACTTTCCATGGTTTTACTGTGTGTATCAGGTCTATTTATTAGTAATCAGGATTCTTGATTGAATCTCTGGTTAGATACAGTTTAGTCGAAACACCAGATGGTTTATAGATATGTGTTAAACCCGCAATAAGATACTTTCCACTAAACTTTTTATCTTGCTTAACTTTAGGATTCTTATTGCCTTTTTCGGTAGACGATGGTATACTTACTTGAATCAACTGACCTGCTGCAAGTCCTACATTGCCTGGGATAACAACAGTAAGTTGAATTGCTTTAAGTAAAGAGAATCTGGCAGCAGCATATTCCATGACTCCTAGAGCGTCATTGTCAGAATCCGTACCATTATTTGCAGCAGCACCTAGAGCGGGTTGTTTGGACAACCCTGGTAAAACTCTAAGTTTCATCCTGGTTGGTGGCACATTTTCAGGAGATTGTTGAAATTCAGTTGGTTGGTCAAATGGTGGTTTCTTTTCAATAGTACTTGCTTTTTCAAATACCTGCCCAAATGTCAATGTGCGTGGACCACGCTTTACTCCCGATGGACTAGATCTTTTAGTGTTAGATGCTCCACTTGATGTGATCGCACTATTGGTTGGTTGAGCGAGAGATACTCCAAGAGATACTGTCTTATATGTGCCCATTCTCATATTTCTGAGATGGTCTGCTTTGTCAGGATATTGAATCGATTCAATCACATACCTACCCTCTTCAGGAGGTTCTGTGCCTTGTCTGACGTGGACATAGATATAGTCTTCTTCAGTCAGAGCCCCCTCACACATAGCATCGATTGAGATAAAACAAAATCCATTTCTATTCTCAAAGAATAAAAATCCAGATTGCTTTTTACTAGATTTGGATGAGTTGCCTCTTGTTACTTTATCTGCAATGAAGTTAATAACGTCTGTAGGTCTCCAACTTGTGGAAACAAATGATATCCGTGAGCACTCTTCAAAATATTTTGACTTAACTCGATTTGTGTCTGCCTCAAGATATTTTTCAGCAATATGTTTTGCTAGATTATCTTTATCCTTTGATTTATTTCCAGGACCAAATGCACCAAATATTCGATTACATTCATTTTTATACATCTCGGGCGTTGTGCAGTGAAGCACATAAATTTGTCCACGCTCAGACTTAATAATGCTACCAATCTTGTAGATACGGAAATGCATTTTCAATTCCTTACCTTTATTGCTCTCGGTCTGCAAACGCAACTCAATAGTTTCACCACCAAAAATGCCTTTGTTGAAGTCAATAGAATCCAAGATAGTAAAATCGCATTTCACAAAGGCAGATTCAATCGACTCATGATATGAAAAATCAACCACAAGTGACTTGATATCAATAACGTCACCATCATCTGTTGTGATAGTGAGTTTCTTTAATTCATATTCGCGTGAGAGTCTAGACATTAGAAGAAGTCAACAGGTTCTGTAGTAAATTCAGTAACAAGACCAAACCTAGGTTTCAGATATGGGTCGGCATCCATTTCTTTATGGGCATTGGGTATAACGATGGGAGTCCCTTCAGAATCAGCACCACCAAGATTCATTGGTGGCAAGTTGGTATTGAATTCTTCAGGGGTCGTAGATTCGGCAAACATTGCCGTCATTTTTTCATTTAGTTTTGATTGCTCATCAAGTTTTGCTTCTTGTAAAGTTTCACCAGAAGTGCTGCCTTGGGATTCTTTGATTGCAGGGACTGCTTTACTGAATTCGGTAAGACCCGTCTTTGCAATCTTTTCAATCTTTTCCATCATTCCTTCGACGGTCATTTTACCATCGTCACCGTCATCGCCATCATTACCATTCTCTCCAGCAGATGGTGGCTCCAACTCATCAGCAGTTTGCCCTTCTTCATTTACAACTAAATTTTCTTCACCACGTTGAGTTGCAGTTACAGTTGCTTTACCATCTTTAGATGGAATTGCCAACTCCATAGCAGCACGAGCGGCAAATTTATTTGCCTTTTCTTCGGAGAATCCCTCCTTTTTGAAGAGTGCCTTATTTTGCTTGAATGATTGGTCATATTTCCACGCAATATCTGCCTGGTCATGGATTTTGATGGATTTAATAGGTAATGGTTTAGATCTTCTACCCTTAGATCTATTTTGACTACCTAATGCTCTCTTAAATGCACCAGATTCAATAACTGTTTTGAATTCATTAGTCCCAGGTCTCACTGCTGTAAGTTTCTCACCCATACCCATAAATCCAGCTTCTACTCTCTTGCTGAGTTGCTTGACTTTTACATCACCTTCGTTAAAGGTATACTTGGCATAATATGTTTTATCACCAACAACAATACCCGTAGTATTTTTATTGTTTTTATCATTATTATATGAATCGGGGTTAAACTTACCACCTTCAGCAAACTTAGGAATGGTAGGAGTGAATGCACCACCCTTAGCAAACTCAACAACAGTTTTATTATATGTGCCCCCCTCGGCATATTTGGGCATGTTTAGACTAAACTGACCGCCTTCAGAAAATTTGGGCATCGCATATCCACCAGCAGCTGCTTCACGCATCCTCATTGCAGTTAAACCTTTATTTCTTTTGGTTGCTGGTGTGTTGAATGGCACAACAAATGCACCACCTTTAGCATACTTTTTATACCCCACCCATTCAGTGCCATGACCAATGAATGATGTGGTCTTACCACCATCAAGAGAAACGGGATATCCAGACATGGGACCATGTATCCATCCACCTGCTGCTCTTTCGGGCACAGCACCACCCTCAGAAAAACCGAAGAAATTCCTGACACCACTAATCACATTTCCTGCGAAACTGGATACTTTTTCAATGGCACGTTTACCGATCGTTGCTTTTGCCATCACAGCAATCAATTTACCCATCAGTGCATTGACACCCTGATTGCCTACAAATTTTTCTAGTAACTCACCATCGTAATCACGCTCTTCAATCTCTTGGTCTTCTGCACCTTCTTCACCAATAGATACGCCTTTTTTAGACCCACCTCTGATGATGGACATGGGAAGACCAAACAATGCTGCAATGGGTGACAGCATGTTGCCCATCAATGCCTTCAGAGGTCCAGGAAGGAATGACCCGAAGATATTGCTAATAAAACCAATGGTTGAAAGGATGCCAACACCGATTGCCTTGAATGGTAATAGCATCAGGTCAGAAAGACCCTTAGAATACTTTCCTACCTGCTGTAAGGTAGATTGCACAATAGCAATAGGTCCAGCAGTAATCTGTCCACCTTCTGCCATAGGAGGTGCAATAGGGGCAGGAGTAGGCACCTGCACAGGTATCTCAACAGGTCCACCCATTGCTTTGGGTTTGACCTCTGCCGAACCACTCTTATCAGCACCCTTCTTATCCTTTTCACCCTTGGGTGTGAAGAATTTCAGCACTGCTGTCAGTGCTTTAATACCTAAGAAGAGAGGTGCAAATGCAACAGCAATACCGATACCGAGGATTTTTTTAATTAGTGGTAGATGTGGCTCAACGGCGTCTAAGACACCATTCATGAAACCACCTAATGCTTCAAAGAAACCACCCAGTGCATCTTTAATTGGGTCGAAGATGGCATTAAATACATCACCAACCATCTTAAAGAAGTCACCGATTGGTTTCATAATCGGTTCCAGCATGGGACCGACTGCCTTACCAATACCACCACCAACAAATGCACCAGCAGCGCCTGCAATAGCACCAGCACCAGGGATGCCAGTTGCTGCACCTAAGGCACTACCAATCGCTTGTCCTGCACCTGCACCAACACCTGCACCAATCGCTTCAGCAGTATCACCGCCAGCAGCAGAAACCGCAGTTGCAGCAATAGCACCTGCACCAACAGACAGTGCTACCTTACCGAATTTACTACTGGAGAATTTCCTAATACCTTTGGCAAACTTTTGTGCCTTGAAAAGGTTCATGATGCCCTTTCCAAGAGACCCAATCACCCATGCAAGTGCTCTTGCAGTTTTAAGTGGATTCTTGAGGAATGCAAATCCAAGGAATAGTGGAGCAGCAGATGCAATGAATTGCACCATCCCAAAGAGACCCTGAATGGATACTGGATTCTCCAAGAATCTAATCAATCCATCCAATGCGGACCCCACAAGGAATCCTGTTACATTGAATATAAACTTACCAACTGCTGCGAGAGTTTTTGCAATCGCTTCAACTTTCTCTGGATTTTTTGACATCCAGTCAAGAATCTTATAACCAACAAAGAATGTAAACAAGGATAATGCCATCCTTGCCAAACCACCAAATAAACCACCAAATGCTTTCTTGGTGCCTTCTGCAAATTCTTTCTTTATTCTGCCAAATAGTGGTGATTTACCTTTTTCAGATTCATCTTCTGCCTTATCCCTTTCTTCCTTATCTTTCTCTTTTTTCTTTTTCTTTGCTTCGTCTTTATGTCTCTTTTTTTCTGCTTTTAGACCATCTTTCGCTGAAGAAAGAATCTTAGACTGTGTTTTAATTTGTGTGGCAACAGTCGTCTTCATTTGCTCAGCAATACTTTCTACTGCTAAACCAATGGTATTCAAAGTTGCGCCAAGAGAGTTGAGTCCACCAAGCAGACCTTTCATTCCGCTGGTGACATCTTGCTCCATATCACCTACTGCCTTGGCAGCAGTAAGTGGTGTATATTTCTTTTGGCTGGCAGAATTCTTGGTCCCTTTATAAGAAATCATCTTATAAAGTTTGACCCTGTTGACTTTTACTTGTGGTTGTGTTTCTGCCATTAGTTGCTAGTCAACATTGGGGAAGGAGATGTATAGACTACGGGTTGACTACCGCTACCTCTATTATTTATTACCTGTTGCTTGATGTTTCGGACAATCACTTTGGGTGGAATAATGATGTGCTCCATATTCTTATCACGCTCCGCTTTAGCATTAAATGCTTTTGCTTGTTGGAATGCTTTAGTTTGAGTATCAGTGCTCTGCTGAATCGCTTCAAGTTTGGGCACCATTTCGCTAGGAGGTGACACTTCTACTTCTTTAGGATTAGTGTCTGCCGCCTTTTTCAGACCACTCATATCAAGTTTAGCGTCCGTTATATTCTTTCCAAAATCAGTGGTAAACTTACTAAAGGCATCCATCAATTTTGCCTCTAGTTGCTCCAGAGTCATAGGTTCTTGCTCTTCCTCAGTATTGCTACCACCGCCACCATCGCGGCCACTGTTACTGCCACTGCCACTCGATCCGCCAGTGGGGCTCGATGTTAGACCGTCATGTGCCTGGGTATTACCTTCTGGGTGTGTGAGTGCAACAATCTCTTTTACATCACTATAGACAGCACCAACTTGTTTTCCTTTGTGTTGGAAGGATGATTGCGTATGACCACTCCAAAGCCATGACCCACCATCTTGAGCGATAGCAGCATCATTACCGCTTGATCCATTATTCCAATCCCAACCCATTCTAGTATTGAAGATTAGAGATCCACTAGGAATCAAACCATCAACTACAGCATCAGCCCACTCAGTCTCAGTCATGGAGGTTACACCAAATGTGCCAAATGGACCTTTGATGTTTCTTGGTTTACCTTTAGTGCCAGGTATAGATCCGTATCCTTTCTTGATTGCCCATGACATCAAACCTCTTGGATGGTTGCCTGGATCAACACCACCAGATACTTCAGGATCTCCAATACGAGCTCTATTTGCTTCAGCGGTGTAGATCACACCAGCAACACACATCCCTCTTGCAGTTTTTGCTCTTTTTGCACCTTTAGCAAAGTCAAGTTTATCCAATTCACCGCCAGCTGCCATTTGGGCGATTCCATCTGCGATTCCATCTCTCACACGCTTCTTATACGTCTCCAGACGCTTAAGCATCTTGGGGTCTTTGATTCTGCCATCCTTATCTACTTCACCACCAGCATCAAACTCAAGATATCCACCTGCTGCAGCAAGTTGTAGTTTTCCTTCAGATGCTAGTTGCTTGAAATCTGCATAGAATCTTCTCTTCTTAGGCCATCCTTCTTCAATACCACCAACAGCACGAAGTGCCGATTCCATATCCTTTGGACTTCCACCTCTTTGCATGTAAGTAATGGCTGCTCTAGCTGAGATTTCTTTATCATTCAGAAGATCTGGATTTTTTATAAAATCAACTCCCATTCTTCTGCCAATATCTTCATAGTTGGCTCTACCTGTAATCTGGATAAATCCACGACCGATGAAATCCGATCCGTCATTAGTCCCTGGTCTATTTCCTAGATCATTTCCACTCCATCCATACGCTTCATTATAAAGTGCTCTCCATCCACCTTTATCCAGGAGAGATTGTGCCTCTGCTACAGTAAAACCTGCTGGTGGAGGCCAAACTTCAGATGCTCTTTGTGCAGAAGTGATAGGTTGCTCAGGGATACCTTTAATACCCGTCTCACCTTTAGCAATAGCAAGCACCGCAGCCTTATCGCCAGTATAATTCATTTCATCCGCTGCTTTTAGGATCGCTTCGATGTTTGCCTGAACATCCGTAGATCCCATACTAGGAGGACCGCTACTAGGCGCAACGTTATTACTACTACCAGCTCCTGGGGCATTGCCCTGCCCACCATTTTTATTTCCGTCTTTTCCATAGTCTTTATCGAAAAGACGAATAGCATCAATAAGCAATTTTTGTAAACCTTTCTGGTCACCGATTGCTTCTTGTAGTGCTATCTTTTTGCTGTCATCTTTGAGCACTGCTGCTTGCTCTTGGTCTGGTTGCATCTTCTCAATGCCCAGTGTTTTACCAAGACCACCACCACCGCCGCCTCCACTGCCAGCGTTGACACCAAATAATTGCCCCAGTCTACCCAGCTCACCACCAATAAATTTTCTAGCAGGTTTACCTGCAATGCCGAAGAGACCGAGAGCAGCACCGAGACCCATCACCATGGTGCCACCCATGAATTTCATAATACTAAGTTGGGGTGTCAAGATGGTAGTAGGACCCCCAGCAGCACGTTGAGGGGGTGCCTCGACAGGACCACCTGCTGCCTTACCATCATTATCAAAGTTGAATAGATTGAATGTTAGTGCATCAGCAATACCGCCAACAACACTAGCAGGATTCATCAAACGTTTGGCGTTATTGACGACGAAACCAACAACTTCACCAATCTTGTTAAAGATGGTGCCAAATATAAATTTATGAAACTCGAAGAATATCTTGGCAACTTCAAAGAGTGCCATGGCAATGCCGCCGACAAACTCAAATAAAGCACCAAACAATTCTTTGACGGGCTCCAGAATCGGTCCTAAAACCGACTGGAATACATCAAATAACATTCCAAAGTATCTTTGAATTGGTTTGAAGATTGGCTCAACTATAGGACCAATTTCTTTACCAATAAACTCACCAAGAAAACTACCAATAAAGTTACCAACAATGGGTGCAAATGGTCCTAAAAATGGTCCTAACAGTGCTGTGCCAGCGATACCGCCAATGATACCACCTGCTGCTTGTCCAACACCAGCGCCAACTGCCTTACCAGCACCTTCTCCAGATGCTAATCCAGCACTAATTCTACCGATACCACCAACGACGCTTAGTCCAACACTGGCAGCACCTCCAAGAGGTTTCATTGCCTTTGTGACGCCGCGGCCAAGTTTCTTGGCACCGATGCGTCCACGTTGCCCTAACTTTGATAGTGGTCCTTTCCTTCGTGCTTCACGTTGTGTAACAAAACGATTCTCAAATTCTGACTGATACAGGTCGGACTTCATGCCCTTACCAGCAGCCTTTGCTCTCTTATCATCCGCTCTTTGAGCGGATTTCTTCATTTGTTTATACTCTTCCTCGGAGTAAATTACACCAGTCTTCTTGTCTCTATATCCTTTCTTCCTAATTTCATTGGATTGATTAACTTCAGCGTTTGCTTCTTCAGTTGAGCTAAAGATTGCCTTAAGTCGGTTGATGTCTCCCATCAACTTCCAGGGCATAATCAGATATTGTGCCGTCCGTAGAGCTGCGACACCACCAATTAATTGGAATGCACCTGTTAGAAATCTCAGTCCTCTAGCAACAGGATTTTCATCAAAGGTTCCCACCAAGTTGGTGAGTCCTTCCATTATGCCATTAATACCAATACCCGTCAACCAAAAGGCAAACTTGCCCCAGGCAACCATGAGTTTGATAAATTTTGTCGTCGCTTCTGGATTCTTTGATACCCAGTCTAGCGCATTGTATAGTATGAAATACTTAAACAGATTGCCGAATATATCACCAATCAGTTGGAAAAAATTCTTGATGGGCTCTTTTGCTTTATCAAAGACACCCTGCTTGTCTGCTTTCTCAGCTTCCTTTTTGCCCTCTTCTGCAGCTTTTTCAGCATCCTCTCGTGCTTTCTTCTGCTTCTTTTTCCGAAACATCCGAGTCATATTCTTAAAGAATGACTCTTTCTCTTTCTTCTCCTCTTCGTCTTGCTCAACTATAAGGTTTGAAGATTCGACAAGATGCTCCCTCTGGAATTGAATGAGAGTTTTAGTTTCGTCAAGATTCTTGCCAATACCAGTCGTAAGGGTGCCAATTCTATTGATACCCTTACGAAACTCATTGAAGTTAATCCCTAAGGAAGACTTCGTTGTTACTGGTTTGATTTTGACGTAACTACGGATTGCCATTAAAGAGACATGCGTTGTTGTTCAGCTTTTTGTCTTCTTTCTTCTTCTGCGATATATGCAATTAGAAGACCCACATACACATCCCTCTCCCACGGTATCATATTCTCCAATTCAGTTAGGGAATACTTATGATGCTGCATCAATGCAAAGTTAGTCTTGTAATAATTTTCAAGACTATCGTGCATTAGGGCTATGCGAAAAAACTTGCAAGACCTTCAAGCAGGACATCACTCTCAACACCAGTTTTTGGGTTTTTAATGGTGAGCGTATGAGACAGTTTGGGCATTGTTTCAAAGAATCCTTGAATCTTTGCAAACTGCTCAGAATTCAACTCTTCCAGAAACTCTAGTGCTTCTTTCTTAGTGAAAGAATCATAAACTTCTTCGGCATCAAACACTTGCTCAATGCAACTTGCTGCCAATTCAAAGATGTCTTCGAGACCAGGCTCATCGGACATATTTTGCTCAACAAACACATCCAGTGAAGGATATTTCATTCTCAGTCCAACGTTGGAATCAAGTTTGATTTCGTTATTGTGACTATCGGGAATGACAACCTTTACTTGCTCTAGGGGCACAGCAACTTCAACTTGAGTTTCATTATCATCGGGACATGTCAGTTTGAATTCACTGACTTCACCAACTGCCTTTGCACGAATGCGAAGGAAGATGTATTCGATTTCAAAGGTAGCAAGGTCTTCAACCTTACCTTTTAGATTGGTGCAGTTTTTGATGATAGTCTTAACTGCCTTAATCATCTCTTTCTGACTCTGAGATTCCATTGCCAGATAAAGAAGTTTTTCTTCCTTTACTAGAAAAGGACGATATGTAACTTTTGTCTTCGTTACGGGAAGTGTCAATTCATATTCAGGAATTGCAAGCTTAGGTAAAGGCATAATACTCCATAATTACTGAAATTATTTAGGTGCCATATTGGGCGACATCGGTCTGAGAGGAATCGATTCCAAGATTGCCCAGTAGTGAGTTATCAAATGCATTATATACGACATCATTACCCTTTCCAAAGGGAGCAGAATCCATACTGATAGTATCAAAACGATATCTCTCATATCTGAATGATATGTCCAACTTCAAAATATCCGCTGGTCCATTATTTAGAGTAATTGCCGACATGTCAAATGGGTAACAACCATACATTTGCCATACTGCGGTTGTCCTATTCAAGCGGATGGTGATTTCTTTTTTCGATCCGCCTTTAGGGTCAATTTCAATTTGTTGATTGTTTTGCTTAATAGAACTACCCCTAACAGATGATGACATCAGAGCATTAGACCCCATTTCCCACTTAAGAATACGCATCTCAGCAATATATTCTTGGTAAAAGGTTGCCCTATTTTCAGCATCAGTTGCGGTATAATTCATCCATCTTTCAAAAAATTCACGATGATACATGTCCTTTGTAACAAGGAATGAGCATGTAATAGGTGCAAACGCAGTATCGGTAGCATAATGTCTCATTGCACCAATATCTCTAACCTGAGAGGTAGTGATACGTCTACCAGGGATAGTGACATCATCTGCAAGATAATTCATTGCCGAATAGAATTCCCGTGCAGCTTTTCCTTTCAACCACTTGTTGGTTGACATTGTTAAGACTGGGGGGATACCAATCTCCACGGAATACAGGTTAGACCGTGCTGGTTGCTTATTACCAGTGGTTACTAATTCCCTGAAGTCATTAAAACTATTTCCCATTAGACTCTACTCCAAATAGCACTGCTAGGCACCTTCATTACTCTACCTGCTGCTCTCAGAACAAATTGCTCTATGGGCAATGGTGTCATATTGTCTAGGTAGTCTCTCTCCACCTTATATATTCCACTAGCATTTGACATAAAATATTTATGGTGGCATCTTTCAGGATATCCGTTGCCGCCTGCCGCCCAACTATTCCCTATTGCTTTTCTTGTGCTTGGGGGCACATAATGCATATTTCCACCAGAAAACTGAAGATTTTTTGTGTCAACGTCTGTAATAACTACCATTGGAAATGTATCCCAAAATTGCAACTTAGGAGTTGCAGCAGCATAACTGAAGAAAATAATATCTCCAGGGTCAAATGACCCAGTGTATGGGTCTAACGCATAATAAACCTGCTCTCGATACCACTCCTTTGATTGTGGTTTTCCGTTAGCAAGTTCTTTGATATCAGTGAAGATACTCATACTTTCAATTCTCTTTCGGTAAGTATCATGAATTCCATTCTACGGTCTTTACAATACTCCCTTGCTGCCTTCCACTTCGCATCATTGACAGCATAAGTCTTGACTTCACTCAAATACTTTCTAGTAATCTTTCTCTGTTTCTTCGGTGGGGCACATTGCGATTTCGGTTTAACCTCAACAATGAACTTCTCAGTCCTTCCACTCCTGGTCCGTGCTCTGACGTAGAAGTCTGGAAAATAGCGATGAACCCGATTATCGACAGGACTAACATACGGGATGACAATCTCTTCACTTCCCCACTCGAAGACGTTTTCATTCTTGTCGCACCATACCATAAACTTTCTTTCCCACAAAGACCTATAAATAATGTTTGTAGGGTCACCTTTATATTTTTGTCTATTTGATGGTCTGAACTTTCCTGAGTAACTCATGGCACAAACACCTGACAATAAT